AAACGCCTACGGCTACAAGCTACGCAACGCGGGCGGTGCGGTGATCGGCGCGCGCTGGTACTCTGATCAGCACTTCGCCCCCATCGATGACGGCTACGGCGATGTGGCCGCGTATCACTACTGGGATGGTGTGAAGCTGTACGTCATCCCGAAAGAAGACGTCATCCACATTCGCGGCTTCTGGTACGACCCGGGCAGGCCGTTAGGCGGTGCGTCACCCGTGGCGCTTGCGAGTGAGTCCATCGAAGGTTTCAACGAGGCGGCATCGACCGTGTTCAACGTGCACAAAAACGACGCCGTACCGAAGACCGTGCTGATGTTGAATGAAGAGCCCAGCCCCGAATCGCAGGCCTCACTCGAGGCAACCTTCAAGCGTCGCTATGGTGGGAGCAAGCGCGGATCTGTTGCGGCTTTGTGGGGGCTGCAGGACATCAAACGCTTGGCTCTGGACTATAACGAAATGGGGCTGTCGGAAACGTTCGGCCAGTACGAGACGCGCATCTGCGGGACGTACAAGGTTCACCCGATCATTGCCGGCACGCACATGGGGCTGTCTCAGTCCACATACTCCAATTTCGAGCAGGCCTCGAAGGACTTCACGAACATGGTGCGCGTGCCCTTCTGGAACATGATCGCCGACCAATTGAACGCACAGATCGCCGAACCTGACTACGGCATACAGGTAGGCTTCGACCTCTCGACGGTGCAAGCGCTGGCAGGGCAGGCCATGGCCGTAGAAGCGGTATCGACGCAAGACGGCAACGACGTCGAAGACGACAACGACGAAGACAACATCGAGACCGCCAGCCTGAAGGGAGGTGCGGCCGTGAAGGCTGCGCCCTTTCGTGCTCACACTACCATAGTCCTCGGCCCCGAAACGAAAGCCTGGCTGCACGACCCTGACGACCAAGTCTACGCCAAAGCCTTCGACGAGGTGCTGGCCAAGGCGTCAGAGAAGATCGCCCGTGACTGGGGCCGCGCGCTGGACAAGCTGTACCGGAGCATCACGGGGACGAAGTCCCTGCAGCTCAAGATCGACGACTTCAGCCTTGACGTATGGGAGCAAGAGTTCTCCGACATGACCGAGGGCAGCCGTGAGGAGCTGGTCAGCCTGCTCATCACCCTAGCGGCTGAGGAGGGCGGCGAGCCTGACGGCGAGTTCACCCGTGCACGCCGCGACGGTATGAATGAGTCTAGTGGCAAGATAGCCGAGTCGGTCGGCACCATACGCGACGACATCCGCACGCTGATCGCCAACAACCCCCGCGCCAAGGAAGACGAGCTTGCCGCCCTGCTCAAGGAGAAGTTCACCACCCTCAAAGCCTCCCGTGCTGACGCCATCGCACGCACGACGTCGACGGCTACGACGGGGACGGTGCAACGCAAGGTATGGGAGGAAATTGGCGGCATAACCCGTGAGTGGGTCGCTCTGGCAGGTGCGAGGCCGACTCACGCGGCGGCTAGTGGCAGCCGTGAGGATGCCAACGGGAACTTCACGGTCGGCGGCGAGACCACGCCCTACCCATCGGGGCCGGGGCTGTCGGCTGAGAACGCTGTCAACTGCCGATGCTTCACCCGTGCGCGCAGAGTTTAACATGCTCGCAAGTGTTAAAATTTTATTTGGAGGTTATCCCGAAATTGCCTACGCATAATCGGGGACGATTCAACATGAACATTGAACGCAAATCATTCCAAACCGAGCTGAAGGCCGCAGGCGACGAGGGTATCGTCGAAGCGATCGTCTCGGTATTCAACAACGTCGACAGCGTCGGAGACCGTGTCAAGTACGGGTTCTTCGACGAAAGCCTTTCAACCAAGATGCCGAAAGGCGTCTGGCAGCACGACTGGAACACGCCCGTAGCTAAGACCTTGGAGGCGCGTGAGCTGATGGCAGGCGACCCGCTACTCCCTGCTAACCTGCGCGACCTCGGCGGCCTGTACATCAAGGGCAAGTTCAATCTCAACACGCAAGCTGGACGTGAGACCTTCTCGAATATCAAGGAAGGCATCATCGATGAGTTCAGCATCGGCTACACGGTATCGGAGGAGGCGTATGCTTCCGACGGTGCGCGTGAGCTTATCAAGGGCCGCTTGTACGAGTGGAGCCCTGTACTATTCGGAGCAAACCCAGCGACCGCGGTGCTCGGAGTGAAATCGGGACTCAACGACGACGTGCAGACGGTGACGTCTGAAATTGCACGTCTGATGCAGAGGTTGAACGAACGCTCGGAGATACGCAAGAAGGAAGGGCGCACGCTATCGTCGGCAAACGTGGCGCGCCTGTCCTCATTGCTGGACACCTTGTCAACGGCCGTGACCGATCTGAAGTCACTGATCGACTCGGCAACACCAACCAATGCGAAGGCCGCCCTTGAAATGGAGCGCCTTCGTGCTGTCATCAACGCAAACCGCAAATAACATGAACATCCAAACCATCAGCGACGCCATCAGCGCGAAGACTGCCGAGCTCGACACCGTGCTTGCCAAGTCGGAGCCGACGATGGACGACGTCGCAACGGCCAAGACTCTGAACACGGAGATCGAAGGCCTGCAGAAGCAACTCGACGAAGTCAAGAGCTTCGAAGCCATCAAGGCATCCAATGCAACACGTGCTGCATCAAACGCAACACCCGTCAACCGTCTGCCACAGACGCCAACGATCAAGGGCGGCGAGACATCAGCGAAGGCCAACATGCCAGAGGCTGAATACAAGGCACTCGTTACGGGTCTCTTCGTCGGCGGCCTGACGAACGAGGCTGCCCGGGCCAAGTACCAAGAAGTCACTGGCGTAGATTACAAGAGCCACACGCAGGGCAACGACGCCACGGGCGGCATCTTCGTACCTACGGAGACATCCTCGCTCATCATCAGCCTCAAGGAATCCTACGGCGTCTTCCGCCGCAACAGCCGCGTCGAGCCGATGGGCTCCGAGTCGATCCGCATCTTCCGTGCTGGTGACGACGTGACGGCATACTGGGGTTCGGAGCTGGGCAGCCTGACGGCATCTGATCTTTCTTTCGACGCTGTGACGTTGAACGCCAAGAAGATGTATGCCTACGCACAACTCAGCGAAGAGCTCATCATGAACTCGACGCAGAACCTCGGCCTCCGCTTTGCAGAAGCCGTCGCTCGTCAGTTCGCCAAGAAGGAAGACGAAGCCGGATTTAACGGTGACGGAACATCGACCTACGGCGGCATCCTCGGCCTCGACGGCAAGTTCAAGAAGCTCGTTGTCGACGGTAATGGAACATGGACGACCGACGCCGACAAGTCGAAGGCCGCAGGCGTGCAAGTCCTCACGGGCAACCTGTGGAGCGAAGCCGTCATCGGTGACTTCCTTACTGGTAAGGCTAAGCTTCCATCGTATGCCCTTGCAGGCGCACGCTGGTACTTCTCCAAGCAAGCATTTGCCGCAACGGCAGAGCGCCTGGCATACGCCACGGGCGGTGCGACGGCAGCCGAACTGGCCAGCTCATTTGGCCAGCGCTTCTTGGGCTACCCTGTCGAACTGGTCGACGTCATGCCAACGGCTGACGCCAACTCTCAGATCTGCGCGTACTTCGGCAACCTTGCACAGGCTTCGTCCTTTGGCGATCGCATGACGACAGCCATCAAGCAGGACACGTCTGTAGGCTTCGCAACTGACAGCGTGTATGTTAAGGCGACGCAGTACCTCGACATCAACGTCCACGACATCGGCAACTACAGCGCCACAGCCTCGGCCCGTGTTGCTGGCCCGATCGTAGCCTTCTCATCCATCAACGCCTAACCAATAGGAGAACTGAACTATGAACATCATGCAAAGCGTGGAGCACGTTCTCGTTACGCCTCCTGCGGCTATCGTTGACAACGCTTCATTTTCGACCACGACCATCGACACGGCCGGCTACGGCAAGGTCGCTATCTTCTTCGCAGTCGGCGCAACGGACATTGCCATGACGGCGCTGAAGGTGCAAGAGTCCAACGACTCCGGTATGTCCTCGGCAGAAGACATCACCGGATGCGTGTACGGTGCAAGCGGCGCCCCTGCGCTCCCGACTGCTGACGATGACAACAAGGTCTTCGGGTTCTTCATCAACCTTGCAGGCCGCAAGCGCTATCTGGACGTCGTTGCTACGGCAGGCAATGGTTCTACCGGCACCTACGGCGCGGCATGGGCTGTGCTGTACAATGGCGACTATGGCAAGGACGCCACGACCCGCGGCTTGGCTGCTAACCTCATCAAGGACTAACGTGTTCTGACTACTGGGCCCTCGGGCCCAGTGGTGAGCATACCAAAGGCAAGCTATGGTCATCCTGTCGAATACCGGTGAGCGTGTCGATTTCAACCTTGTGCGAAACGCGGGGTTTGCTCGCACGTTTACGTACAAGACGAACGGCGTCGTCACCAACATCGCGGGTTACACGTTCGCGGCGCAGGTACGCACGTCGGCGGGCGCCTTGGTCGCATCGTTTACTATCACGACCGTAAACGCGGCGCAGGGTACATTTTCGGTAGCATTATCGGCGGCGCAGACGGCTGCTCTGACGGCAGGGCAAACGTACGTGTGGAGTCTTGAGCAGACCGTCAACAGCCTTACGAGCGAACTACTCCGAGGCTACGTGCAGGTGGTGCTTGACGAGGTGACGGCATGAGTACTATCAACGTAGATCAGCGCTCGGTGACCGTGAACGTCAACAACGACGAGATCACGCTCGACATCAAGTCGGGCGGCCTCGTGCCCATCTCCGATGACGTTTCGCTTACAGCAGGTGAGAACCTTTCCGCCCTGCGTGCGGTGACGTCAGACTCAACTGGTCAGGCGGTGTACGCTTCCAACGACACGCTCGCCAACGCGCAGGTCATCGGCATCACAGCCAATGCGGCAAGTGCAGGCGCGGGCGTGACCATCAAAACGTCGGGCATTATGACAGACGCTTCGTGGTCGTGGACGAAGGGAACCGTGTTCCTTGGCACGAACGGCACGCTCACACAGACAGCGCCCACGGGCGGGGCTATCGTCGTGCACGTGGGCAGGGCGCTCACGGCTACGACACTTCAAATCGACGTAGACTCAATCATTCAAACGGTGTAACATGGCAGACAAGTACATAAAAAACAACAGCGGACAACTCGCCGAAGTCGAAGCAACTACGTCGTCATCGGGCGCGGGCTCGGCCGGGAAAATCGTTGCACTCGACAGCGCCGGCAAGCTGGACAATACCATGATGCCAACGGGCATCGGTGCAACGACGAAGCTCGCAGCGACTACCGAGTCCCTCAGCGCTGGTGATTTGGTAAATCTGTTTAACGACAGCGGCACGATAAAGGCACGCAAGGCGGACGCCAGCAACGGGCGCCGCGCGGTGGGCTTTGTGCTTTCTGCGGTCACTTCGCCGAACAACGCGACCGTGTATTTGGACGGCACCATCACGGGGCTAACGGGATTGACACCCGGCGCGGCGTATTACCTGAGCGGTGCAACGGCAGGTGCAGCCACGGCAACGGCTCCGACCACATCGGGCTACATCTCGCAGGAAATCGGCATCGCGTTGTCGGCTACCGAGATCAACTTTGAAGAACAGCAACCTATCACGCTGGCCTGATGTTCCCGAAACGAATTTCGGGAACATGGTCTAACCAAGTGGAAACGTCATGGCAGTAAAGAAGCCTATCGTCTTGACGGGTGGCCAGTTTGAAGAACTGAAGCCTACCGACGAAATCAACATCGACGCGTCTGACATCGCTACGGGCACGATCGCCACGGCGCGTCTCGGAACTGGCACGGCTGACGCTACGACGTTCCTGCGTGGCGATCAAACGTGGGCGGCTCCGTCCGGCGGTGGGCCTACTCCGATTCATCCATTCTTGCTGATGGGGGCCTAATGCCAAGCGGACAAGTTTACAAGGTGCTCGGGCAGTCATGCCCCGCCAACACCAACGCCACGGACATCTACACAGTGCCATCGTCAACGGAGACGGTGGTATCGTGCATCACCGTGTGCAACATCACCGCCACGGCATACACATACCGCATTGCCGTCAGGCCCGCAGGTGCGACGCTGGCCAATCAACATTACATCGCCTATGACGTGACCATCGCGGCGAATGATTCGACGACGCTTGTGCTGGGCATCACCTTGGCGGCTACGG